TTAACACATATAAGTCAACTAACCCATCAGCGTCCACAAAGACCTTATCAATAGATATTGCGCTATCAATCTTAATTTTATCAGTCGTACATGCCACTTGCGCCTCTTTGAACATGGGTAACACAATATCAGTCATTACATCATCATCTAGCTTGCTAGACAATATCTCAAGGGCTTTTGAAATATCCAAATCCATCACGCTGGAAACGGATTGCTTACCATTTGTTACTTCACCAACCAGTGGTAATACAATTTTTTGAATTTTAAACAATAAACTATTAGCCTTAAATGGGCTAATCTTGCTAAAGGCATATTCTTTAGTGCCAATAACTGTGGTCTCACGTTGCATAATTTTCACCTTAAATGATTGTTTTTGTATTATATGATAAATATTTTTAAATAAGTGTTTACTTTTTAAAACTGATATGTATAATGAATACATCAGATAAATAAACGCAGTTAATTAAAGGGGAATTAAATGGGTTACAGAGTTTTAATTCAATTGAAATCTAGTAGTGAAGTTTCACCAGTTCTGTACGTGCATTGGGATGGTGATAAAGCTGAAATTTGGCTTAATAAACTAATAGAAAAAATGGGAGAAAGGTTGAATGATTTGCCTTACTCATTTGCTCGGCTTGCTCAAATAGCAATGGAAAATAGTAAAAAACAAATAACTGGTTTTGGCATTTTGAATCGAGAAAAAGAGCTTATTGCAGATGATTCATATGGGGATAATGGAATTTATATCTTAAATGTTGATACAAAAGAAATAAGCCACATTTTGTAAAATTTAACCCGCGCCCACACGGATAAATGACGGCCTCCAACTGATAAGTTGTAAAATTATACGCTTGCATTAGCGTCTCCAAAACCTACGCACTGGCGAGGCTAAAGGCCAGTAATACATTTTTATTAAAAACTTAAGGATATTAAAATGGAAAATACACAAGAAGTAAAAGTTTCTAAAAAAGAATTATTGCGCATCGCTAATGAGCGCATTGCTGTTTTAGAAAAAGAGAATAATAGCAATAAATCAAGATATGACGATTGGTACAAAAGAGCCAATGATTATCAACGTGAAATTGAAGCAATTCAAGAATTAATCGACTTTTTGCCAAATTCACCATCCCGTAGAAAAGAAGGCAATTATAGCGATACACCAGTTTTAACTCGCTTATGTTCATGGCTCGCGGCTCGTAACTAAAGGACATTAAACAATGCCAACCGCAAAACAAATAAACGAAAAAGTAGCAGAACTACGTGACATAAGAATAGCAAACGATAATGACTGCATGGTTGATGCGCTAAGTGGCTCATTAAGTGAAGTACGTGCATTGATTAATGCAAAAGGTATTGACGATAAATTAGCCGCATTAGATGCTTTTAAATCACAATTATTTACAAGCGTAGAAGATTGTGCTAATTTATGGCAAGAAGCGCAAGACAAATTGCGCGGCTTCCAAGAATCACCGACAAAGATGTTTGAACGTGAAAACGCGGCAATGTTTGCCGTAACTGATGAAAATAGAACTATTATAAGGATGTGATATTATGCCAAACCTACCAACCGACTACAAAAACATGCCAAAATGTGAGGATAAAATCTCAATTGCTACCTTTTTATTTGGTGTGTTTGTAAGTGGTCTTTTATTAATCGTATTAGGCTTTTTAGCAACAATGTAAGGGTATTAAAATGACTTATCAAGTATTAGCACAAACGTTAGAAGCTGGTTCACCAGTTAAATTATTGCACCGTTGCGACACTGAAAACGAAGCCGCGCACTTGCTAGCCATTGCATCAATTGGCAAGCATAGTAAAGCGTCAAAAATCTGGTATGAGAAATACCCGACTTTACCGCAACAAGCAATGGATTACAGCAACTCATGAAAACGAAAAAACGCACAAAGGCTTATAAGCCTAAACCAATATCGTTAAACGCTCACATAGTGGCTATTAAAAGCGTTAAACCAATTGATAAAGACGATATGCAAAAGCTATGGCAACGTGCGTTTGTAGCTATTAATGCTATGCAATTTGGGCGTGATGTTACACAATCAGACTTTACAAGTCTGTGCGACATTGTTAACATCAGCACAATATTAGCCGAACGTGGCTTTGGACGTGAATACATCGAAGAGATTCGACAAGCTAAAAGTGACTTATTCCAGTTGCGTTTACGCTTTGAGCAGACTGGTAAATTTACGATGAATGCTTCATGGATAGCCTCGATTAAGCTAGCGCACCACGTCCATGAGCATCAATTAAAATTATGCACTCTAGGTGACTTCACACGAGCGTTAGAAGAACAGCAGCGCAGATTAACCAATGGTGAGGTGTATGGTGAGTGATGAAGAAAAGCAACTTTTAAAACAAAACATTGACTTTTTAAGAAATTACAACCAGTGGCGGCGCAATAATTCAGAAGTACCAATGCCAATGCCTAGCCCGTTTCTAATTGGCTTAAATATCGATGTTGCAATTAAACACCTTGAGGGGATATTGGAATGAGCAGACGTACAGAATACCGATTATCAAAAACAGAAGCATTATTTATCAAGCTGTTTATGCTTGCGTACTTAATATTACTATTCGGCGTAGGCGGCTGGTTAATCACTGAAATGATGCAAAACTTTTTAGAATGTAAAGGCTGATATGACAACAAAAAACCCACTAGATGTACAAATAGGCGGCTCTCATTACAAAAACTTTAAAATTCAACCTGTAGAGTTTATAGAAGGTAATAATCTATCGTTCTTACAAGGCTGTATTATTAAAAGAATTTGCCGCCATGCTGAAAAAAATGGACTTGAAGACTTATATAAAGCAAAGCATGAAATTGACCTTTTAATTAAATTTAATTACCCTGAAATTAATTAAAATAATTGTTTACAAGTGCTGTTTTGTGTGTGATAATGGTTTTAAGTTGTTAAGAAATCCTTGCAAGGTAGCGAAATACAATAAGGCAAAATGCCATAGCGCCGAAAGGTCGCCGCTTAGTAGCTGAGTATCTAGCCAGCATCATGTAGATTTAAACAAGTTGATAGAGCCTATAAGCTTATAGGAGTCAGGTGACCAGCTGACAGAGTTTATATGATGTTGAGTAGGTATTTTAAGTAGGTTAATTTAAGGAGATAGAAATGCAAGATTACAGAGAAATTCAGCATCAAATAGATAAATTGACTAACACAACGCAGGAAGAAAGGCATAGCAAACAACATCGTGAACAGTTGGCTTGTGAGCGTAGATTAAAACAAATGCAACTAAAACGTGAAAAAGAAATTAAGCGAATAAAAGAAAGGTTAGAAGAAAGACCATAACCACAACCGACTGACTGGCGTAACCAGTCACATCAGGGATAAGCATTGCCTGGCTAAAACAGTAATCGTAGAAGCTAGAACAGTGGAGATGAAAGCAATTGCGTGGAGCGTAAGCTATGAAGCATGAATTGCTAGTTATAGGCAGTGCTTATCACCTGATGGCGTAATCCGTAGGCGATACGGTAAAAGATGTAAGCGCAAACTGGCCTTTATCAGATGTAGCTTTCTGATAGAACTAAGGAACACGAAGCTATAGCGCAAGCAGGGTTAAAACGCTACCTGCCGCCATCAACCAATTAACAAAACGCGAATTAGCGCAATGCAATTAAAACAACGAGTTATAACCAATTAACAAGTGAGGATAGTATGAGTGAAATTAAAGCGAATTGGAGTATTAGCCTTAATTGTGATTGCCCAAAATGTGACGAATATGTTGATTTGCTTGATTATGATGATTTTTGGGATAGTAGAAACAGTATGCAAGTATGCGAACAAGACACACCAATAACAACAAATGTAGAAGTAACTTGCCCAAAATGTTTAGAAGTTTTTATTGTAGATTTTCAGTATTAAATGCGCGGCTTTGGCGTAGTAATAGACCTAAAAACTGGACTACTTCGGCGCTGGTACATTGATGAAAACAATGTGAAGCGGTGGGCGGATACTAATGAGATTGTGAGGGATTGAATATGAAAGAAAGACAAGTTTACTTTTTAGCGTTGATGGTAACTTTAGCACCTCACCATTCACCATTTTCTGCAAACATTATGGCGTTTCTTATACTTATTGCGATTATATATTTTGGCGTTAAAGAAGATTAAAACATGCAAATAACAGAACTAGAAAATATGAAAGCTGCACTAGAAAACTTCATTGAAGCATCAAAAAAAATGACTGAGCGCATAGAAGAAATTCATGCTGAACAGTTAGATAAAACTGAGAAGGCTAAAGGTGTGTGGTTCCCAAATGTTGGTGAAGAGTATTTTTACAAAGGCTCAATTGATGTTTTAAACATCCGATTTAATGGTGATGACTCTGATAGCTCAATTATAGGTAAAACGCGAGTATATCCAACCCGCCAACTAGCCGAAGCCAACGACTGCCGCAAAGAAAAAATCGCGGTATGGAATAAGTTCCGCGAGATGGAGACTGAGGCGGTGGATTGGGAGGATGATGAGCAGAATAAATTTACACCGCAGTATGAAAACGCCGCCATGAGGTTTGTATGTCTTAGATGGAGTACAACTCAAGTTAATCCAGAACACGAATGGTACACCACTTCCGCGAACGCTTGCGAATGGGTAATAGCAAACATGCAAACAGAGCTTAAAAAGATTTGGAGGGTGTGATGAGTGAAGAGTTTGAAAACGCAGTATTTGAGCATCTTGGGCCTAAAGCATTATTAGGTGAATCAATGAGCTTGCATGAAGCTTTTAGTAAAGGATGGCAAGCAGCCCGTGAGCTAGACGCTAAGAGGATTGCAGAGCTTGAATCACAGAAAAAAGCTATGCGTGAGGTTTTAGGAGCGGCTCAAGATGAACTAATACATCTTAGTCATCATACAAGAGAAGATTACGCTAGAAACTGTGCAAACGAATTATTTAATAACATTGAGCAAGCCCTAGCACTTAAAAAGGAAGGTTGAATATGAAAACCGTAATTAATTTAAAAGATTTTAACCATTTGCCTGAAATAAGCGTTTATAACAATAATTATTACAAGCATAAAGAAGCTAATACAAACACTACAATTTTTGTTGATACTGATGAATTTTACAATACAGATGATGTATATATATGCGAAGGTGATAGTAGAATTTTCTTAGGTTCATGTCATTTACGCACAGATGATATTTTAAAATTTAATGTTGGTGTGCAATATACTTAGGAAGGTTGAATATGAAATTAACACCAATGGTAAAGCTAATGCAAGATGCTGGCGCAGAAGGTTTTGCTAATACTGTAATGATTGAAACTGGTGCATTAGAAAAACTACGCAAAGCCATCATTAGCGATTTTGTTAATGGGTTAGAGCCTGATTATATTCAAATTATTGATATAGATGGACATGAACATGACAATTTATTTGACTTATTAGAATGGAGAAACAAATGAAAACAATTTTAGCAGTTATGGCAATTTTATGTTCTTTTATCGCAATACCTATTTGGTTTTATCTGCTATATCAAATTTTAGTTAGAGTAAACGCAAGTGAATTGATGTTCTTTCTCTATTGGATATACGTGCCTGTATCGTTTTTAGCCTCACTTTTATCAAAACTTCTTTAGAAGGATTTTAACAAATGAACATTTTAGAAATAGCCAGTAATTATGCTGGTGTAATTAATACCGTTATTACTGAACGCAATACTTGTTTAGATTATTTGCAATTTACCGCCGAACAACTCGAATCCTTCGCCAAAGAAATAGTCGAGCAGTCATTAAATAGCAGATGGATTAGTGTTGATACGGATTTGCCAGATTATGATTTAGTTACACAAAAGAGATTACGTGTATTAGTGCATTGGAAAGATACTGGCGCGGTTTTTACTCTATGGTATGGAAAACGCTTTGGAAACAGTGAAGCATCATTCTATGAAGAAAATGACTGGGATGAATCAGATGATGGACAAGTAGATGAAGGTGATAATTTTTTATTTGGAGATACTTTAACATTTAAAAATATCACCCATTGGCAACCAATGCCAGAACCACCAATTGACTAACCATGTTCGTAATATTACTATCATTTGGTTTGGCCATTACTTTATTATCACCTTTTGTTATATATATTTTCATCGTTATGAAAGAAATAGAAAAACAACATAAAGAATCTAAAAATATTAACAACCCTGTCACAAAATTAAAGGACTAACCATGACCGACAAAATATTAGTAATCCGTAGTGAGATTGAAGCTTTGAACGATAAATTAATTGAAATATATTCATCATTAGCATTAGAGAATGAAGGTAAAAATAGCAATATTAAAGATACTCTTTGGATGATTGAAGGAAATGAAACTATATTTGACGCGGTAGCCGCAGTCCAAGAAGAAATTAGCGCACTACTCGACAAAGCCGCGATAAGCCAAGATGAGCCAGTGAGCCCAGACTTCTTCAAGTTAGATGATGGTAGTGAATACTGGTTTGAATGCCCTGATGATGAAGCAATAATCGGCGACTTGTCTAACGTGAAAGTCGACACTGAATATGATGTGTGGGCTAGTCACACTTACAGACAAACATACCGAGTAACAAAGTTGCCTGATGAAAAAGACGATGATACCGAAGTTGAATTAGTGAGCTCGCAACGCTCTTATTACACATCACCACCAGCTGACAAGCAAGATGCTGAAAGGTATCGGTGGACTAAAAGAAAATTATTAACAGAATGCACGCCAGAAGAGCTTGATGAACAAATTGATGCAGAAATGCAGAAAGATAAGTGATGATTACTTTAATATTACCAGATTGGTTTGTTTCGTGTTTAACCGTGATTATGTGGTTATACATAATCGCTAAAGTTCTTAACTTATATATTGTATGGCTTAAAGCCAAATGGGTTAAAGATTATGGGAAGGAATATCCAGAATATGACATTACATTACCATCTGAGCATGTAAATGAAAATAACTATAATCATAAATTTGAAAACATGAATCCAGCTCAAATAAATTTAGTTAGAAATTTTATTATTGAGATGGATAGATTGAAATGAGAAACGATATCAATAAAGAAAACATACAATATAAAAATTCACCACTAATTTATAGCTTTGAAGCAATTTTAGAAATGGCACGCCATATAGATAATTTAAATAATAAAATTGAAGAACTTAACACTAAATTAGATTTTGAGTCTAATATAGCCAATATTTCTAAATCTGAACTATATAGATTAGTTGGTAAACTAGTAGAATGCGGAAGTGCTAAAATTGAAACTGTTAATATTGAGATAGAAAAAAAGTAACATGGCCTAACCTCGGGCTACCACCTATTAATTTATGGAATGTACCTAAATGAAAACTAAAGAACAAATTGAGGCAAAGATTAAAAGTTCAATTGAATACGCAAAATTAGCAGATAAAGAATCTTTAAATGAAGAAGATGATTTTATGAAAAAGTCATATCAAGAAGATGCGCACTTGCTTAGACTTCAAGCGTTTATTTTAAGCTGGGTATTAGCAGATTAATAAAAAAAGCCGCCAAGGTTGCGCATTATTAAGAGGCGTGGCGGCTATTAAAAACAAACTTTAAAATATTAGTTATTGCCGCCTACGAAAATGCTTAAGTCAGCGCAATCAATTACCCATACGCGGTCTCCAATTTCTTTACCGAATGTCAAATCTGGTGAAGTTTTAATCCATGCTTTTGACGCTGTGGCTAAAGAACGACCACTCAAGTCCGCAACACTAATAGAGATTGGCGCATCATATGTACCAATGGCATCAAGCGAAAACAACGCGCTTAAGCCATCATTGGCTTGTGATGTTTGTGATAATGTAATGTCAATCGTACCCGCTTTTGACGGGTTACGAGAACGGCCTACCTCACCATCAGCGCCTGACTTTTTCATATAGCGGTCTTCATCATATTTTGCGCTTACAAAATCACCATCGGCAAAGCCAGATACATTAACACCACCAATGGCAATAATAACCTTATCTGCTGAGTACGTACCTTGAAAATCACCTGCTGCCATAATTTACCCCTTTAATCTAATGAATAAGCCAAGCCGCCAGTAATATCAGCTAGGTGAATAGCCCCAGCTAGGCGTGCATTGAACGTAAAATAAGCAACACGGCTAGCTTTAGTCACGTCATCGACTTCGCTAGATAACGGAATGGTTAAGTTAAAGCCTGGCACGACATTACCATCTGCGTCAATCTCATCAGGAGCAATACCACCAACTTGCTGGCCTGTACGCAATGAAGCTCGGATAACGTTGCCAATAGCTTGTAAGCCTTGGTCAGTGTATGGAACTTTGTCTTTTTTAATCATAAACATAACGACATTAGTTTGGATTAAATCTTTTAAGTAATCCCTGAATCGAATAATGTCAATCCATTCGCCACCTGCTACCGTTCCATTATTGGTTAACGCCACGTTCGTATGATAATACTGATAGACGTTGCCGTTTTTTGCGAAAATTGTTTGCACATCAGTTGCCGTTAACTTATCAGGGCTAACGCTATTTAATCGCTTATGCGCCCACGTTTCGCCACCTGCTTTAATCGTCAACACACGTGAAGCCCATGCCACGTCTGGATATTCACTAGATGCTTTTGTGTGGTACATAGCAGCCGTTCTAAAATAGCCAGCCGCTTTCAATGCGCCCACGGTATCTGTATCAATACCAGCGGTTAAAATATCAGAATCAGCACTCGCTGTAATAAATAGTTTTTCATTAGCCTCTACCCATTCTGCTGCCGCTAAGATGCGTGTTTTAGTGCGCTCTGTGATTTGTAATGAGTACCACTCGCTATCTTCTTGATTAATCGCTCCTAAGTCAGTAGCCATAATGCCACCCACCGCGCTAGGTGTGATAGTACCCCATTCCAACTTGGTGAATGTAGTAATCGCCTTAACAGCGCCTGAAAATACAATTTCAACCGTGCCGCCGACTGCTGTAGCTGTCACACCTAAAGCCGCTGTGTTAATAGCCGCCGCAACACCTGTAGAAATATTAGCCGCTGTTGCCGAAGCAGATGATGTAAAGCTAACAAGTGTGGTATCAATTTTAAGTGAGTAAACCGCAGTATTGGTAACAATTGACGGCTGAATAACTGCCTTGTCAATCGACAAACGACCTACTTTAACGAAGCGAGGGTGTGGTATTTGTGCAAAAGCATCCGACAAAGCTGTTAAAACCGCTTGCGGTAAATTGTCAGGATTGGTAGAATCCTCTTTATCATAAACTCGCACGCGGCTTGTAAATGAAGCAAGTGGAGATGCGATTAATGGCGTACCAAAATCAGCGCGTCTAACCGCTGTGGTATTGAGCGCGATTTGCACATTGGCAATGTCTGAAAGTGAACCCATATCCAAATCCTTAAATTTTTTAATTAAGTTAAATT